ACCTTTATCTTTTGCTATGGCTGCTGCTCAAGTTGCTGCTGGTATGGCCCAAGTAGCTCAGATTCGAGCACAATCGTTTGATGGTGGTGGTTTTACTGGCAGAGGCTCAAGATCTGGCGGCATGGATGGGAAAGGTGGTTTTCCTGCAATCCTTCATCCAAATGAGACCGTTGTTGACCACACCAAAGGTCAGTCTGGCGGTATTACTATAGTGAATAACATTGACGCAACTGGCGCTGGGGCTGATGTAGATATGAAGATCCGCGCAGCAATGCAGCAGACTTCACAACAAACTATCATGAGCATACAAGATCTGATGCGGCGTAGAAGGTTCGGTTAATGACGACTTACACATTCCCAAGCATAACCCCATCCTCAAACACTTTTGAGCTTGTGACGAACACCAGGACGTTTCAGAGCCCGTTGACTAACTCAGTCCAAACGGTAGCTAGGAAAGGATCGTTGTGGAAGGCATCGCTTCAGTTTAACAACTTGACAGGTGATAATCGGGCAGAGATGCAAGCGTTCTTGACTAAGTTAAACGGTCAGCAGCACAGGTTCTATTTGCAGGATCACGGGTTTGTTCGTCGCGGTAATGCGCCAGCGGTCAGTGATGCTATCGTTGTTAATGGAGCGGGTCAGACTGGTTCAACGCTTAACGTCAGAGATGCAGACCTTACGGTGACAGACTATTTTAAGGCTGGTGATTACATAGCGTTCAATAATGAGCTTCACATGGTGACAGCAGCTTGCAGTTCAACAGGAACGGGTACAATTGCGGTTCCGATTGCCCCACCGATCAGAAAGCCTACCGATGACGGCGATGCCATAGATTACCTTTATCCTGTTCTTGGTGTCTTCATGCTCGCAGGATCTACGTCTTGGGATACACAAGCAGGACGAGTTTCAAACTTCACAATTGAGGCCGTAGAGGATGTTCTAGCATGAGCCGAGGATTTCCCGCAGCAGTAGCGACAGCTTTAGCACAACAGCACGTTGCGATTGTGTCTTTTGCTAAGTTAGAGTTTCCGTCTGGTACGGTTTACCTTCACAACTCAATAGGAACCTATACTTGGGGTGGTCAAGACTGGCTAGGTGTCGGAGATCTTGGATCTATTTCACAGGTTGAAGAAGGTTTAGACGTTAGTCCGTACGCTATTACGCTCACTTTATCAGGCTTAGACGCAACGATATCAGGCGTGGCTTTAACCGAAGACTACTACTTACATCCTGTTACGGTTTATCTCGGTGTCCTTGATACTGACGATGTTTTGATTGCCGATCCTACCCAGATCTGGGCGGGGTTCATGGATCAAATGAATGTGTCGGTCGGTGCTAATGGCGGAGATGCCATTCAGTTGGTTGCTGAGTCTGAGCTGTCAAAGTTCAACAAGTCTTTGAATCTGATGTATACCAACGTGGCGCAGCAAGAAAAGTCTTCAGGAGATCTGTTCTTTAACTTTATGCACAAGATTGAAGGCGCAAAGGTTGATTGGGGAGCTAAAGGAATTCGTAGCGTTGGCGGCACTGGAACGCCGACCAGGGACGAATATGATTACTATAATCGCCGATGATCTTACAAGTTTATCAAGCGCTTAATAAGTGGAAAAAAAAAGACTTTAATTATGGCGATGTTGATTGCTGCCAGTTCGCTGGGTTTGTTGTAAAAGAATTAACAGGCAAAGACTATCTTGCCGATTTCCACTATAATTCTGAGGAAGACGCTGAAACGATAATTAAGAATTTTGGCGACTTGGAAGACACTGCTGCAAGCGTTTTAGGCGATCCCACAGAAGACATTAAATCATTGCCAGATGGTTCGCCAGTTATAGTAAAAACGCCAGATGGGCAGCTAATGGGCATTAGACTGGGTAATACAGCGGTTTGTCTAGTTAAGTCAGGATTCGCTAGGATTCCTGAACAATATATTGCATCAGGTTGGGATTTATGGGGCCATTAGTACCAATTTTAGCAACTATCGGATATGCAGCAGCATCAATGGCTGCGGTTATTGGAATCGGTGGTGGTATAGCGGCAGGTGCGCTTGGAACTGCTGTAGCAGTCGGCGCTGCTGTTGTTGTTGGCGGAGTTATTGTCGCTAAAAAAGCAATGTCGCTTTTTGAGGTAGAATTGCCAGCCGTTGATACCGACAAGTCACGACAGGCCACAATTAGATCAACCACAGAACCACAAAAGATAATCTACGGTGAGGCATTGGTATCTGGCCCGATTTCTTTTATCGGGTTATCAGGAACCGATAACTCAGACCTCTATCAGACAATTGTTCTAGCAGGGCATGAAGTAACAGATATTACCGACATCCACATGGATGACGTTGTGATTACTGACTCGCAGATAAACGGTGGATCTACTGCTGGCGGCAATGTAACTGCTGGGACGTTTGGGCCTAAGAACTCAAACACTATTTGTATAATTAATAAGCATTTAGGTGAAGCATCTCAAACAGCAGACGTTTTATTGACAGGCCCGTTTTCTAATTATACTGCGGATCACCGTGGTGACGGCATTGCTTATCTAGCAATGAAATGGGTCTTGAACGAAGACTCAGCGGAAACTTGGGATAAATTTACGCCGCAAAATGTTAAAGCATTGGTAAAAGGTAAGCCCGTTTATGACCCACGGTTAGATACTGGTGCGCCAAACTACAATCCTTTAGATCAGCTTTTCATCACATACAATGCAACCGCTGGAAGTTATGTCGGTCAAGGCCAGAACCCTGCTTTAGTCTTAGCTGACTATCTTATTTCTGATCTTGGAATGGGGATAAGCCCGTCTAAGATTGATTGGAGTTCGTTCATAACGGCGGCAAATGGTTGTGATGTATCGGTATCTGTTCCTGGCGGTACGGAAAAGCGTTTTACTTGCAACGGTGTATTGTTTGCAACTGACTCACATCAAAAGAATATAAACAAGATCCTGTCTTCAATGAACGGCAACCTTGTTTACTCTAACGGTAAATACATTGTTCACGCTGGGATCTATGAGGCTCCGACCGAGACTTTGACAGAAGATGATTTGATCGGTGCTATCTCAATCAGGACTTCTCTGGAAAGATCAGACCGATTTAACACGATCAAAGGTCTGTTTATTGACCCCACCCAGAATCACAAGTCAACCGAGTTTCCTAAAGTTCAGTTAGCTGACGCTGTTACCAGAGACAACGGGGAAATACTGGAAAAAGAAGTCCAGTATCCCATGACAAACTCAAGCTATATGGCTCAGAGATTGTCTAACAAATTAATTCAGTTAAGTGACCAACAGAAGGTCGTTAGCTTCCCAGCGAATCTATCCGCTTTGAGGATAACGGCAGGTGATCGGGTTCAAGTTTCTGTTGAAGAATTGAACTGGTCAAACAAGGTCTTTCAGTGTGCTGGCTGGACGTTCTCAGAAGATGGTGGCGTTAATCTAACACTACGGGAAGACTCAAGCACATCTTACGATGATCCCACTGTAACGCCTACTAATGAGTATTCCACGGTTACAGCTACAGGTAGTATCACAGACGCATTCAGGGGTGTGCCTAGTCCTTCAGGTTTAACTGCTACGGCTGGATTAAAAAGCAATGAGTTGAACTGGGTCAATCCTGCCAAGCCTAATGACTTCGGGACGATTTACGTCTACGCATCGCCTAATGGTAACTTCTCATCAGCGGTCAAGATCGGAGAAACCGATGGGACTCAGTTTATCCATGACGCATCTAACTAATCTTTAATCTTCTTTCCTTCAGTTGTCAATGTAGGTGATACCTACACGATAAGAACTTTGGGAGATACAGACTTCGTCGCAATGGGCGCTGCCTCTAATACTGTCGGGGTTGTGTTTATTGCAACGTCAACGGGAACTGGCACAGGTACTTTGTGGGAAACCTTGTCGCCTGGAGATCTAAGATACTACTGGGTACGAGCAGTTAAGAATGTCGGAACAGACGCAGCGAGTCAGTCTAATTTAGAGCCTAATGCTGATCCCAATACCACGGTTTTTGCTACGGTCGGACGTGTGGAGTGGGCTGATGTATCTGGGTCTACAGATGCGCCAGCAGACAACGCAACCGTCGGAGCGCAATTATCGGTCAATCTTTATGACATTAATGGCACAACAGTTTTAAGCGATGTTGACGTAAAGAACTCAATCTTAGCTCAAGAAATCCTTGAGGTTGAGGTTGAAGCTGGCGAAGTGCTTTCGCTGGAGACGGGCCAAGACGTTGACATCCAGAATCTCGGAGACGTTGCAATTTACGTTTCAGATTCTAACCAAACTTTAAATACGTCCATCAATACGGTTGCTAATAATTTAAGCGCATTAGAAACGGTTGTTGTTGATTTGACATCAGGCGTTTCTGAAGTCTTCATTCAAGCTACAGAACCTGTTGCTGGCGTTGGCGGTATTCCAGATCCTATACCTGACTTTTCGCGCTGGTATGACAGTTCGGAAAACAATAAGCCTCATTATTGGTCTGGAACCGATTGGGAAGATCTGCGAGATGGTCAAACAACCCAGAACGCAGCCGCGATAACTAATCTGCAAACGTCTCTGACGACGACCAATTCAAACGTCACGACTAACGCAAACGCCATCACTGCCTTAGATGTAACAACGGTCGCACAAGGTAATTC